GGACATCCGTCGGGACGATCTGGCCGGCAACTTCGACCTGAGCTTGTCGATCTCCACTGCAGAAGAAGACAACTCCAAGGCTCAAGAACTGTCGTTCATGTTGCAGACCGTTGGCCCGAACGTGGGGTGGGATGTGACTGCCTTGATCCTGGGTGATATTGCCGAACTGCGCAAAATGCCCGACCTGGCCAAGAAGATTCGAGATCATAAGCCGCAACCTGACCCAATAGCGCAGATGAAGGCCCAACTGGAGCTTGAACTGTTGCAAGCGCAGATCGCAACCGAACAAGCCAAGGCAATGCACTATGCTTCTGGTGCTCAGCTGGCCGGTGTTAAACAAGGTACCGAAGTGGCGAAGGCCAACGCATTGAACGCGAACGCCGACAAAACTAACCTCGACTTCCTGGAACAAGAGTCCGGCGTGACACAAGAGCGCAACTTGCAGTCTCTTGACCGACAAGCTGAAAGTCAGGCACGATTGCAGGCAGTCCAGTCGCTGATTCGTCAGCAAGAGGCTAGCCAGTTGAATAAACCTGGCGCGCTGTAAAAAACTTTTGTAATATGCGGGACTTCTACGGAAGTCCCCACAACCAACCATCAGGAGCAACCCAAATGGGCAATGCTGTCAAAGAAATCAAAGTCACCATGGAAGAGTGTAAAAGCATCATTTCCCGCGGTGATTGCCTCGAACGTCTGCTGAACAACCCCGACTTCAACGAACTCATCATGGATGGTTACTTCAAGCGTGAAGCCCACCGCTTGACCCTGATGCTCGCCGATCCTGCGTGTGAAACCCCGCAAGGCCAGGCCAATGTTATTCGTGATCTGTCGGCTGTTGCCCAGCTGAATGCCTTCTTCCGCACCCTCCGCACTGCGGCCGAGGTTGCCAAGCGCACCCTCAAAGAACACGAAGAAGAAGAAGCTCTCCAACTGCGTGAAGCTCTGGAGGAATAAGCATGGCTGACTTCCTCTCGATGTCCGACGCCGACTTCCTGGCCCAAGGCCCGGCCAAGTTGGTTGAAGCACAAGCTGCTGCTGTTTCCCAGGAGCAACCCAATGTCAAAGCTGACGAAACTGTCGATGTCCTTAACGCCGAAGAAAGCGTACAGCCACATGCGGGAGACGTTCCTGTTGTGGATGGCGACCCCGCTGAAGGCAACGCCGAAGCAGAAACGCAGGGCGAAGGGCAAAGCGCGGAAAGCCGCCAACCGGGCACGAACGAAGCTGACGAAACTGATGCGCGAGAGCAAACTGATGCAGATCGCCAACAGCCGGTAGAGAAACCGGAGGTTTCCACTCCCGTCCTGCCTGAAGATGCCCACCGTATCTTCGAATCGTTCCGTGCTAACGGCCGGGACATGAAAGTGCGTAATGTGGACGAAGCTATCCGTCTGATGCAGATGGGTGCCAACTATTCGCAGAAGCGTGCCGCCGACAAGAAGAACTTGGGTTATGTGAAAGTTCTTGAGCAAAACAACCTGCTTGACCACGAAAAGTTGGCATTCGCAGTTGACTTGCTCGCCGGAAAACCGGAAGCTATCGGCAAGTTGCTGAAGGACTCCAAAGTTGACGTACATGACCTCGACGACGACAAAGTTGCTGCCTACCGCGCAGAGTCTCGCGCACCAAGCGAAGCATCTTTGGACCTCGAAGAAGTCATTGCCGAAGCCAAGAGTTCGAAGCAATTCGGCCGTCTGGTAGACGAAATGAAAGGCTGGGACCAGGCGTCTCAAGCTTTGGTGGGTAACCACCCCAATTCGCTGCTGCAACTGACCGAGCAAATGGAAAACGGTGTCTATGACAAGATCATGGACGAAGTAAACCACCGTCAGATGCTGGGCCAACTGAATGGCGTACCCCTGATGCAGGCGTACAACGACATTGGTCGAGAACTGGCACAGGCTGGGGCATTCAACGCGAAGCCGGCGCCGAAAGGCCCCGTCACCAAGTTGGTTACCCCAGGCAAGAAATCTCCGTCGAGTAAAACCGACGAAGACCGCCGTCGCGCTGCTGCCCCTTCGACGGGTGCATCGACTGCATCCGAAGTAGCACAGAAGCCGAACTTCCTCGCGATGAGCGACGAAGAGTTCTTGAAGCAAGCAAAACGCTAAGGAAATAGACCATGGCAGCTCCAAACCTGTATACCCCAGCTTCCTACAACAGCCCACCTGGCAACCCTTCTTCGATTGGCCCACAGGCCTACGAGGAATTTCACCAGAAACAAGCGCTGATCGAAGCGCGTAAAGAACAGTTCTTCACCCAGATCGCTGACGTTACCGTCATGCCGAAGCACATGGGCAAGAAGATCACCAAGTTCCACTACATCCCACTGCTCGACGACCGAAACGTCAACGACCAGGGCATCGACGCCAACGGCGCCGTCATTGCCAACGGTAACCTGTATGGTTCCAGCAAGGACATCGGCCTGATCCCAGGCAAGCTGCCAACCCTGACCGAACACGGCGGCCGCGTTAACCGCGTTGGCTTCACCCGTATCGAGCTGGAAGGCACCCTGGAAAAGTTCGGCTTCTACGACGAGTTCACCCAGGAATCCCTGGACTTCGACTCGGACGAAGAGCTGGACATGCACATCACCCGCGAAATGGTGAACGGTGCACACCAGATGTCCGAAGCGGCTCTGCAGATCGACATCATCAACGCCGCGGGTGTAATCCGCTACGCCGGTGACGCAACCTCGAACGCCACCATCGGCAAAGATGACCTGGTGACCTACGATGACCTGCTGCGCCTGGGCATCCAGCTGACCAACAACCGCACTCCGCGTACCATCACGCAGATCAACGGTACCCGCCTGACCGACACCCGTACCATCCCGGGCGCCCGTCCGCTGCACTGTGGCTCCGAGCTGATCCCAACCCTGAAGGCCATGAAGGACCTGCACGGCAACCCTGCGTTCATCTCGGTCGAGAAGTACGCTGCCGGCGGTGAAACCCTGATCGGTGAAATCGGCCAGATCGATGAATTCCGCGTCATCATCGTTCCTGAAATGCTGAAGTGGGCCGGCGCTGGCGCGACCATCGAGCCGGGCGACGCTTCGAACCACGACAACGGCACCAACTATGATGTTTTCCCGATGCTCTGCATCGGCCAGGGCTCGTTCACTACCATTGGTTTCCAGACCGATGGCCAGTCGACCAAGTTCAAGATCATCAAGAAGATGCCTGGCGTCGAGACTGCTGACCGCCTGGATCCGTACGGCGAGATGGGCTTCATGGCCATTAAGTGGTACTACGGCTTCATGGCCCTGCGTCCTGAGCGTATCGGTCTGATCAAGACCGTAGCGCGCCTGTAACGGCAAGCAATACCATTCGGGGAGCCTAGTGCTCCCCTTTTGGGTACCACCACAACGTTTCTGGAGAAACGCAATGTCTGAAGAACTGCAAACCCCATCTGAACTGGATTCCCTGAAAGCGCGTGCTGAAAAGCTCGGTATTGCCGTAGACGGCCGCTGGGGTGTCGAGAAACTACGCGAAGTCGTCAATGCTGCTGTATCCACTGACGGCCCTGTCACCCACGAGCCTGTGCCTGCGGTGCACGCTGTAGGTGCGGCTGAAGTAAAACCTGTTGCTGGTACTGCGCCTGCCCAGGCCCCTTCGACCGACGACGGTGAGATCAAGTCCCCGGTAGAGCCCACCAAGATGCCGTCGCTAGCTGATGCTTTGGCTGCCGGCCAGAAACCAGCGCCAGCCGATGAAAGTGAAGGCGCTCGCCGCAACCGCCTGAAGCGTGAAGCTCTGGCCCTGGTTCGCGTGCAAGTGTCCTGCATGGACCCGGCCAAGAAGAACCTCAAGGGCGAGCTACTCTGCGTCTCGAACCGCAACTTCGGCACCGTCCAGCGCTTCATCCCGTTCAACCGCGAATGGCACATCGAGAAGGTGCTCTACGACGAGCTGATGACCAAAGAATTCATGGTCTTCGACCGCGAAAAGACCGGCCGTGCAGGCATTGAAGTTGTCACCCCGCGCTGCGTCAAAGCTTACAACATCGCCGTACTGCCGCCGCTGACCAAGAGCGAGCTGAAAGATCTGGCCCAGCGCCAGGCCATGGCTGCCGGTACCCAGGAGTAACACACGATGGCAAGCGCACCGATTACCCTGGACAGCCTGACCACGGCTACCGTAGACGGCACCGGTGCGTTTGACGTACTGATGCGGGCAATGACCAGCCACCTGGAGCTGGAGTTCAAGGCGAACCGTCTCCGGGGAGCTGACTACGCCAATGTCTACCTCAACTCGCTAACGCCGGTGCTGTCCAACGCCACCAGCTTCCTGTTGCAGAAAGATGAAGCGGCCAACCGGGCAATGCTGGTTGAAGCGCAGGTACGCCTGACCGAGAAGCAGATCGAGCTGGCGCAGAAAGAGATCGACCGCGAGCAGCAGAACGTCGAGCTGATCAAGGCCCAGGTCCTGAAAACCAAACAGGAGACGGTGAACCTTGAACAGGAGCTGTTGAACCTCAAGGCACAGGAATGCGTACTCAAGGCGCAGTTCGATCTGACCATGCAGCAAGTGGAGCAAACCAAGGCTCAAACTGCATTGGCCAACCAGAAGACGGCAACCGAGAAAGCTCAGACCTCTGGCTTCGGTGTTGAACCTGATTCGGTCATCGGCAAGCAGAAACTGCTGTACCAGGCGCAGACCGACGGCTTCAAGCGCGATGCTGAACAGAAAGCGGCCAAGCTGATGACGGACACCTGGAACGTGCGCCGGACCACTGACTCCGGTACCGTGGCAGACATGGCCAACGGCCTGGCAGATGTTAACGTTGGGCGTGCCGTCGCCAAGATGCTGGACGGCGTTAACGCCTAAACAGCGTGGTAAACTGAGGGAACCTTCGGGTTCCCTTTTTTATTGGAGCATTTCATGGGCCTTTTCAGCAGCAAGAAGAAATACACGGTAAACGTAACGATCCAGCCTGTGTTTGAGGAAAAACAGATCCCGAACAGCGCGGCCAATGGATTGATCCGGGGTATTCTGGAGGAAGACCAGCTTGTCGAGAACATGCTTGAAAGCGTGGCCGGTTCTATCGGCATTAACTCAGCCAACGGGTATAACTACCTGAAGAGTGTCGGTTATCCACCCGGCTTTCCAGGCGCAGATGTCAAGACGGTGAAAACCGCCGAGCAGGAAGTCTATGCTGCAATTGAGGCGAATATCGGCGAGCCGATCACCCCTGAGTACTACATCATGGGGCCGCTCAACTCTTCGCACTTTGGCTGGCAATATTGCCACGATGCCATGGGCTATAATTCGCAAACCAACGAGCTAACCGGGGTCAGCCCGCAGTATGGGTATCCGGTGTACCTAACGGACATCCAGGCCACCTACATGCAGGAAGACTACGATTGGATGGTTGAGTCCCACGACATGGGCATGCTCGTGCAACTAGGCCCGTCGCCGACATCAGGTTATCGCCCTGACGCACCCTTCAACACTTTGATGGGCATCGGCAAGTACGCCTCACCAACACCGTATGAAGTGAGCATGGTTGCGACCGAAGACTATGTGACCATCACGTACATCTACGAAAACGATCAGAAGGTGTTCTTCCAGCACGGCATCACCGTATCTATGGGTAACGTCGACCCTGAAGCTGACTTCCACATGTGCCGCTATCGCACGGCTTCTGGGCGTACTGGTTTCTTTACCTACCAGCAGGGCTCGGGCACGTACCCGCTGATTGACCGGGCATTCGAGTTCGGTAACATCGGGACTGGTCAGTACTACCCCTGGACTTACTTCCGCCACGGGGGGCGCAACGCTTACGACCAAGAAACCCCGCTCACCATGGAGAAGATGAAGAAGTGGTGCGACATGATCGGGGTGACCTACGACACCGTGTCGGATGCTGTGCACGAAGACCCGGATGTGAGCGACGTAGAGCAAACCATCCTGATGTTCGGGGCAAACCCAGCAGACAAGCACCCGGCCTGCCTGGAGTACCTGTACAAGCATTTCAACTCGCTATACAGCAACAGTGTTGGCGAATCTGCTTTTGCCAATGGTTTAGCTGGGAAGCTGGACACTTACACCACATCCCCATCTCAGGTGCAGCACATTGCGGATAACCGCTTTGCGATGTCATTCCAGTACTCCGGTATCGACAAAAAGCGCATGGGCGGCAAGATTGGTAAGAAGGGTGAGTACACCAGTGAGTACAAGCTGGTTGAGCAGAAGGCTCACCGGTACAACACGCAGACCCGCTCCGGTGTGGGCTGGGAAGAGGTGGTCATCACCGTCCCGACGTGGATCTACCGCTACCAGGTGCTGGATTCCATGTACGAGGAACTGCACGTCTACAACATGCGGGTGAACTACGAGGTGCACCGCAAGAAAGGGTTTGCTGCCGGCGCTGACTCGGAAGATCTTTTGATCCCGGTGGACATGTCCATCATGCGCACTTTGGGCGTGCCCGATCAGGAACAAGCCCTGTGTCGCTTCATGCGGCTCATGGTGAACACGGTCATCGTCACGAAGACCCGTTGGTATCAATCTGGCTGGTTTAAGATCGTGCTCATCGTCATCGCAATCGTGATCACCATCTGGACCTGGGGGGCCGCATGGCAATCAATTGTGGCAGCCGCCGCGATCAGTGCGACCGCGGTGGCGATCACGGTTTTGTCGATCATAATCAAGGGCTTGCTGGTTTCGGTAGTGTACAAGCTGTTTGTCAAAGCACTCGGTCCAAAGCTGGCGTTCCTCGCAGCTATCGCAGCTATCGCAGCGTCCCTGTACGGTATGCAGGTAGAAGCTGACTGGGCCACACCATTGCTGCAGTCGGGTGCAGGCTTGGCCCAGGAATCGTTTACACAGGACGCCGCCGACCTGCAAAACGAGATTGACTCATTGACGGGTGATATTGTTGGCTTCCAGACCTGGGCACAGCAGGAAATGGATAAGCTGATGGATATCCAGGACCAGACAGGGCTACTTATGGACCTATCTGAAGTTGGTGGTGTGCAATCGTCGAAGTTGATCCCGATGATCGTACTTGGCGAGACTCCGACGCAAATGTACGACCGTACGGTGGCTTCTGGTAACATCGGCGTAGCTGCTCTCAGTATCCCGGAGTTTTACGTGGATACTATGCTGCAGTTGCCTAAACTCAAAAACGTAGAAGAGGATTTTAACGATGGACGAATTGGAACCGCTTAATTTCAATTTCGGTCTGGGTGGTTCGGGCGGCGGCTATAACAGCCAAACCTTGGGCGCACCTTCGACACAGATGGCAGGCCTGGGCGGTTTCTCCCCTATCGGCGGAAACTGGCTAAGCAACATGTTCGGTGGTGGCGGCTCCCAAGGTGGCGGCCTGTTCAGCGCCAACAGCATGTTCGGTGGCATCAACACCAAGACCGGTGTAGGCACTCAAGGCTGGGTGCCTATTGCCCTTGGTTTGGGCCAGGCGCTATTCGGTGCAATGCAGGGCCGGCAGGCTGTGGGTCTGGCCAAGGATCAGTTCAAAGAGGCTCGCCGCCAATTCGACCTGAACTTCGACGCCCAACGCAAAACCACCAACACCGCGCTGGAAGATCGTCAGCGTGCCCGTGTTGCCTCGAACCCGACGGCGTACCAGTCGGTCGAAGACTACATGAACAAGAATCGGGTGTAAGCCATGGCAGAACCAATCACTTGGCGTAACGTTGGAGGCTCCGGGGTTGGTTCTGCCCCGGGCCTGCTCAATATGGGCCAACAGCAATTCAACCAGGGGCTTCAGGCAGTAGCTGGC